TCATAGCTGATCCATGAATAACACGGCCTTATGTGCCTCTTGCTTTCTCTGTGAGTCTAACAAATGACCATAGACTTTCATCGTAATAGTGACATCTGAATGACCCAATCGCTTTGAAATGTAATAGATATCAACACCTTTGCTGATCAAGTAGCTGACGTGGCTATGACGCAACCCGTGAAAAGTGATCTGTTTGTCCTCAGGAATCCCAGCTTTGCTCTGAATGACGTGCAAAGCTTTGTTACATGCGCTGTCTGTAATCACGCTGTGACGTGAATCACGCATAATCATCTGGTCTTCGTCACGATATCCAGTACGAAGATAAGATGCTGCTTGTTGCTGATGGATCTTATTCAAGATTTCAATGACGCTAGGTGATATTTCAATGTCGCGAACTGACGAATCAGTTTTAGTTGGTTTGAATCCCGTTCCATACAAATGATCCCAGGAACGCGTAACATGAATGACACCAAGCTTAGTATTGATGTCAGGCCAAGTTAAAGCCAGTACCTCTGATACTCGCATGCCAGTCATCGAGCCAATGTATACAGCAAGCGCACCGATATTACGGTACGAAGCCCGGTCGATGGCAATTGCTTTAACTTTTGCGAAGTCACGGCTGTCTAGCACTTTTACTTTTCCGCTAAAGCGAACGCCTGACGTCTTCGTTCCAAAGGTGAAATCAGAAAATAGAATGCGTTCATTGATTGCCGCCTTGACCATTGCACGAACATAACTGTTCATCTTGGTAACGACATCCTTAGAACGCTCACGTGGCCGCTTACGTGTAGTTTCCTTCTTGCGGTCTTTGCCAGCAGCAAAGTCGTTAATAAATTTCTGCCATTCGATAGGGCGTATAGAGTTCAACTTTCGACCATCAAATCGGCTCTTTAGGTGCTTTCTGAAAAGCTTGTAGCGATATACAGTGTTGATCGACTTGCCATTAGTTCGGTATGCGTCAGCCCATTGATCCCAATAGTCAAGTAGCAGCACGTCTTCTTTTGACGGATCGCCTCCACGCTTTACATTGTCTTCAACAGCTTCTGCAGCATCCTGCGCAGATGATTTAAGCCGATACCCGCCGTGTGAAGCAACCAACTGTTTCCCAGCGGCATTCGTATACTTAACACGGTATTCCCAATACTTGCCGCGTTTTCTAAATGTTGCCATCATTTACACCTCCTTGTGCTACAATACAGCTGGGTGCTATTGCACCCACCACACAGTCATGGATCAATAAAGGCGTCTACCCATTTGGTGGGGTAGGCGCTTTTGATGTCACTTTTTTCTGCGATTTTTTGCCTTGTTAAGGGCGTCATTCAGTTTGCTTAAGGGAATATTCTTGACGACATCCCTTTCTTTGACAACGGAAATCGGAACAACGATTTTATGGTTCAATTCTATCTTTTCTTTCGTCGTAAAAGCATCACAATCTGAAATATCTAGAAGAATCGCATTCTCATATTTCTTTATGGGACTACCTTTAAAATTAGTCCACTTTTGATCACCAAACTTATAGCTCTTTACAGTTATCTTTACCATGAAACTCGCCTCCAAAAGCGAATCTTACATGTCCGATAATCATTACAAGCAATGTCAGCTTCTCCTGATTAAAACAATTTGTCGATATTTGTCACTTGGCTTATCAGTAAGCTTACTGATAAACTCGTGGTCAATTTGTAAGTTGTCAAGTGGGACATCAGCAAATAGCTTATCAATAACGAAAGAGACTTCCTCATTTGTAACTTTACGCTTTCTAGAACGAATCAAAACATCGGTGTGATCGTACGTTTCGATGTAAAAAACATCTAATGATCCCAAGGTATAGACATTAAAAAGTTTGTTGGGAGTTTCATGTAAGTATTTAGCAACTCTGGGAAGAACCTGCTTCAATGTTTGATAAGACGGTATTGCAACCTTTATTAATTTCATTATGATCCTCCTTATTAGGCTACTAGTGATTTAACTGCTTAATGATTTTTTTAATGCGGTCCTCTCTGATTTGATAAAGCCAGCAGTGATCTCTGCAGAAATAAAATCGGTCCGTTTTAATTACTGCTAAAACTTCATTAACCACTTTATCGGTCTGTTGGCCTGCTTCACGCAAAGCCCGTAATTTGTCAGGGCCTGTTGGCAGTCGACTTTCATCTTGCATTAGTTTTATTAACAGACGAGCTTTATATTCTCGGACTGGCTTACATTCTTCAAGCTGATGTCTTATTAGCATATCATTCATGAGTTAAACCCCATTTCATTAACAAAAGCTTCCAGATTTTCTCTGGTGCTATTTACCTAGTAAAAAGGTTTAGTAATCACGCGTAGACAGTTTGTGCTTTAAAATTTTTGGCGTTGTTGGAAATAGTTTAGGCCAACTGCTTTCTGTTCAAAATAAATGTGGTTTATTTTGTTAAAACATATGCCCAGCCTGTAATTATGACAATGCCAATGAAAACAAGCAGCAAGGCGATAAGGGTGACTGATTTGCTTTTACTTTTATATGGATGCCATTTGAACTGATAACTTGTGTTTGTAATAGCTAGAATCATGCCGATGATTACCAACACTATGCCGGTGATTAATGGAAACATATGAATCTCCTCTCATAGTTTTTAGTTGCAAGCCCCACTCTCCGGATTGCACGGGGACGCCGCTTGCGTGGGGGAATAATATATATTGCGTGGCGACAGGATTTAAATTACGGGAGCTTTTTGTTTAGAAGTCCTGCCAGTTGTCATCGGTGCTTTTATCGTTATCGTCACCATCGGTGGATATGTGGAGAAGCTCTTCTTTTTTGCATCGTACTCAGCTTGCGTGATAGCACCTTGGTCAAGAAGACTCTTGTACTGATGTAATTTAGTGATTGCTTCATACTCAGAGATGTCCTCTGCTTCCTTAGCGGCTTGTGCCTTTTTCTTGCGTAGGTTGAGATAGAAGATCAATCCAATTACAGCAGCTGCAAACAGGACAATTGGCCAAAGCTGAATGGCCCACGTAACGATTACTGCAAGAACGATTAAGCCGCCACAGCCCAAATGAATCCCGTTTGATTTCACAATAGAAGCCTTCCTTCTTGCTGATGTGTTTGGCCTGTAGCTTTGCTTGAAGAGGCCATTGAAGCTAACTGTAGTGCGACTATATGCCTTGTTGTATAGCTTTCGTTTGGGATGAGCCCATCCAACGCCACGTTGGCCATATCCAGGGACAATAGCCCGCTTAATTTTTCGGGTAAACTGACCCTTTGTTCTAGCCGCAATTGATTTTTTCCAACTCGTTTTTCGAATACCGATTTTGACCATTATTATTCACCAGCTTAGAGTAAAGCTTTGACGAGATTGCCAATTATCACAACAGAAATCCCTTCAAAATGTTCAGCTTTTAACGTCATCAGGGTTTGGACGTAAATTTATATTTTGCTATGTGTGGCAGAAATTATAGCCCAAGAAGCTGTTTCTTTTTGGCATCATATTCAGATTGAGTAATGGCGCCAACCTGTTTTAGGCCATAAAGCTTTTTAATCTCGTCAGTCGGCGATTGTGAACTGTCTGAGTTGGTGCCAGATAAATATGTCGTGACTGCGCTAGTCAAAGCGCTAATTAATCCTATTCCGTTAAACATAAGAATTACGGCCGCGATTCTTCCAAGCACTGTATGCGGAGAGATGTCTCCATAGCCAACAGTAGTGGCTGTTACAATTGCCCACCAGAGAGAATCACCATATCCAACGCTTTCGGTAACAGAGTATACACTTGCTCCAATTAGAATTAAGGCGGCAGAGAGCCATATATAATAGATTAACCCCGTATGTTTAAGAATCTTTTCAGCATGTTTAGTCAAAATACCGACAATACCGGCTAATCTAGCAAGCCTAGTCAGTCTCATTAAACGAGTGAGTCTTACTAGTCTAAAAATTCGGCCAAAACGAAAAAAGGAAAAAGCGTAATTGAAAGGAATTATAGCCAAAAGATCGATTAGGTTGTGTTTGAAGAAGTCCCATTTGCTCTCCGCATCTATCATTCTACTGAAATAGTCAACTGCAAATATAAATAGAATACCATTGTCAACTTCACAATAAGGAGATTTGTCAATACTGATTTTTTCCATGTAATCAAGCACAATGAGTGCAACGGACAGTAAAGCTAAGATCGCAAACAAAACCGTGTAATACTTGTGCAAAATCGATGTGACTTTGTTTATCTTTTTTTCTGACATTTTTAGGACTCCCACCGGATAAGACTAGATATATTGTCATTGTACTCCGGTGTATCCTAACTCCAGAATTATTCAAGCATAATATTTTTTTATGCTGTCGGCAGTCCAGTCACGCATCTTTTCCGGTATGTGGAACGAATCCAAAAATTCCTGAATATTGGCGTCTTCGGCATATATATCTTCAAAATAAATTGGAACTAAAATGTCTATCGCTCTTTTATTTGCTTCACCTTCATAACGGGTTTTGCTGGGGGTAAACATGTATAGCGATCCAGAATCTTGGTTTAATACATGGCCAATTTCATGAGCAGCCTGATAAGGGAGCTGTGCTTGGTCATGCCAGTTCATGTTGATCACCACCGTTTTAGATTTAGGATTTGATCCTGAAGGTGTAATAGGAGAGAGCCTGTAGCAAAGCTGATATCCGACACCTTGCTCGAATCCCCAATTTAGAACAGCTTTAAGATACTCATTCATTTGTCTTTCCCCCTAAGAAGACGTTTCATCAATTCAATATCTTCGGGTGGAATTTTTTGCCCTTCAAAAGTCATAATTACATCTTCGTCAGCGAGATCTACTTTTGAAGGCTTGTCAGCAATTGACGGATCATCTGTTCTTCCCAAAAGATAATCAGTTGAAACGTGGAAGAAATCTGCAACCTTTGATAAATTTTGCCCACCTGGAATTTTCTTTTTCCAGGAATATAGGGTATTTGTCCCGATACCCACTTTCGTCTCCACTTCGTTAATTGAAAGTCCCTGGTTATCAGCGAGGAGCTTTAGTCTGTCAAAAGGTGTCATGAATTGTTTTCCTCCGATAAGGGCAAACACTAAAACAAAGTCTAAAAAAGTATTGAATATTAAACTTTAAGCTAATATACTGTCCTTGTAAGCTAATTTAATCGCAATTAGCAAACACGTTAAAACGTCAATAATTGCTTGCAGGCATCGGACGTATTAGTGAACGTGTAAGCTAATTTACTATGCCTTGACATTAAATCATAGTCTAATTAATGTCAACAAATTTAGCTTAAATTCTATACGAAAGGAGCATGCACATGTCAATTACTCAATTTGAACGAATCAAGCTTCAGCTCGATCGTAATCGTCTCGCTGGATTGAAGCCAGGATCTCAAGCTGATTTGGCCGAATATTTGGGCGTATCTAAAACATATGTCCATGACATTCTACGGGGTGAACGCCTTGGCCCAAAAGGGCGTGAATATTTTGAAAAAGCACTTCTATATATTGGATTAAAGGAGGCAGTTTAAATGAACATTCGAGAAGCAATAATTGCAGCAGGCGAGGGCGGAGGATTCAAAACAGCATCCAGCCCAGTATTTATTCCAACCAACAATGGTGAAAAATGCACGATGATGTTCAGTCCAGACAACGGAAAGTTTGAAAGCAACTACTGGAATCCAAATTTGAGAGATCTAATTTGCGATAAATACATGCCCGTTAAAAAAGAAGCCCTGTTAAAGGACTTCCACATCAAAAGCTAGAGCAAATCAGAACGGAAAAGAACGATTAATGACAATTTCCTGAAGCTGATTATCTCCTCTATGAATAGTGATGTAACCAGCGGATTCCAAAGGAGCCAAGGCAGAAATCAGATTATGACTATTAAGCCGGGTAGCTTTTTCAAAGTCTGGTAGATCCTCTTGAAGAATTCTGGGAAAACTAGGTACGTTGTCGCCATAGCGCTCTCTCAAATATTCCTTAATACCGTCAATCATATCTTGATCCATTTATGTCACTTCCTTCCCACCAGATTATCTGCCAAGGGAAGGCCAAAAGAAAGAAGGAAACACATTGAATGAACCACAACCAATTGAACAAAACGGCCAGCGTGTACTGACCACTGAACAACTTGCAGAACTGTATGGGACGACTGTTTGAGTTGTCCAAATGAACTTTAAACGAAACTCGAATAAATTCATTGAAGGAAAGCACTTCTTCAAGTTGGAAGGGGAGCAACTTCGGGTATTCAAGAACGAACCAACAAATTGTGGGTTCGTTGGGAAAAATGCAAGTGTTCTATATCTCTGGACTCGCCGCGGTGCCGCACGTCACTCAAAAATGCTTGGCACAGATCAAGCTTGGGATATGTTCGATAGTCTGGAAGAAAACTACTTTAATCCGAAAGCCCGGCTGCCCCAGACACCAGAAGAAAAGCTTGCTTTAACCATGGAAGTTGCTACTCGAACTGTGAAACGGATAGAAAAGCTTGATGGCCGTGTCACTGATCTGGAAGAGAACGTTTTGCTGGCACCAGGCGAATATAACTCATCAGTAAACAAGTAAATCGAGCTGTTACCAATTATCTGGACGTACATCACTGCAAGCTCAATGCAAAACAGCGCAGTCTCTTTTACCGCGATATTAACCATGGATTGAATGACTACATCGGAGTCAAGACACGTACACAGTTACGCAAGAAAGATTTCGATAAGGCTGATGATTTTATCAAGGATTGGATGCCATCAACAGTAACTCTCATGAAAGTACGCGAGATTTCATTGTTTGAGGGTCAACAGCAGGAGGTTATTTAATATGAAGAAAATTTCGCCTACTATTTAAGAAACCATTAGATTTGGGTGATTCGCTGTACGACTTGCGCAAAGCAAAAGGGGCACTATCTGCACTATGCGATGAACTAGATGAGTTCGGTATCTCAGTTTGCCATTTCGATAACAATCACTCGCACGACAATGCCACATTGGTAGCTTTAGAGGCTTTACGAGACTTTGATACGTGGGAATGTCTAGTCTTTTGTGCTCGAGATATTATCACCGACCAGATTACCGCTATTGACCTCCCTGAAATTGATGAGGTAAACAAATGATTAAAACACCTGAAGCTAAGCTATTTGACCTTCGGCTTGCTGCTTATGAGCGAATTTCATCGATGGTGATGATTGAGCTTTCAACTAACCCAAGCGCATTACACCGCATGCAGGTAGCACAATGGTCAGTTCCAAAGCTCGTGTACTACGGGATAAAATCCTATGCATTTTATGACCGCACGGCTGAGTTTGATGATCAGCAAGACCGATTTGTACAAATGGAGGAAGTACTAACTAGTGTTGGAGGATTAACGCCACGCGAGTTCATGGGCATTTTCCCAATAAAGAAAACTTATGACGGCAAGAAGTACGGATGCAAAGACTATTTCAGTGCCATGTTGGATTCGATTAATACTAACGGAGTTGATAAGCCAATTGGTGAACCCTTCAAATTTTTTATGGAGTACTGGAACGATGACGTCAGCGATTTCATGGTCAATATGATGATGACCATGTCACGAATTAACCGTGAAAAAACAGGAAAAGGGTTTTTCGAACAATTTGTGGACGGACACAGATTATAGAGCGAGCTAAGGGAGTTGTTTAAATGAACGTACACACACAGGAAAAATTAGCCAATTCGTTAAGGTACAAGGCAAAGATGTTGAAGACCAAGTAACTGGAATGGTCATTGATCTTCTCAAACAAAAAGGCTTCACATTTGCCAACTTTGAATCAGTTGTAGCACGTGTGAAGTCTCACTATCAGAACAACGCAACTATTTAGACCAGGTGTAACGGTATTGTTCGCCTGACCCATTTTCGGCAATCAGATACCAACGGCCCGCTCCAGAAACCCGAATTGTAACGGGGGACTCATCATAGTGACCTCCGAAATATGTAAAGTGGTCACCACGTTGGCGAGCATTGAAGTTTGCTTGATCCACTAAGTAAACGTTCGCAGAGTGCGGAAGTTCGACTGTAACAGCTAGAGCTCCGCTCGGATTGTCATAATAAGGGACTTGCACCATGAAAATTCACCTCCTTTAAGTTTCATTATCCGTCAGGAGGCGATTACAGGAAAGGAGGAAATGCCATGCCACTGTTGCAGGTTGTTGAAGATGATCAGATTTCAAACAAAAAGTATTTAGCGGTCGATGAAGAAGAACTGGCGAAGATGATCGAAGAGAACCAAGAGCTAAAACGCAAGCTAGCAGCACGAGGTATGTGGACGCTCACAACCGCAACAAGCTATGTCGAAGGGCATAACAACACGTGGGTAGTTAACAATATCTTGAACGTCCCACGCTTCCACAAGTTCTTGCAAGACACCGTGGTTTCATATCCACCGCCTGGCAAAAAGGGGTATCTGTTTCATCCCAAACCATGGCTTGACTTCTTAGACAAATGGTTCCCAGAGATTTCAAGGTCGCTTAGAGAGAAGGGCAAATAATGATTGGCTATTTACTAATTGCTGGTGGCTTCGGCGTGATCGTTGGTCACTGCTTAGGCCACAGCGGAAATTGGAGGCAGTGGATTGAATGAAGCAGCTATAGCTAAGCTAGGTCCACTTATCTCCTACTTGTCTATCCAGGCTGAGAACGCACGTCTGGTTGGCCATAATTACCGTCAAGGAACGGATCAGATGCGAGCTTATGCCATGGGACGAGAAGACGGCTTGCAAACCGCTATCAGCTTAATCAACGAAATAATTGGCAAAACAAAAACCGCTAAGCGCTAGCACACTTAACGGCCAAAGAAATGAGGTTACACATTGAGTGACCTCATTATATCACAGAAAGAAATGAGGTAAAACAATGGCCAGAGAAATTGGCAAGCAACTTGATCGTCTTGAATCACTTGCATACAAAGTAAGAACTAATCAGTACCTTTTGGATTATTTGAGAGAATGGGCAGAAACCAAGTGCGATCTATTCAGGGATGATGATCCTCACATGACCGATGGTGAGAAGATTCAAAACCGCTTGTTCCTGAAAGATAACTTTGCGAGGTATATGGACATTTTGGGCCAAACATCACTCGACATGATCAAATTCGAAGCAGACTTAATGGATGTTCGCCAAAACATTGCCGATCAATGCTTCCATGAAGGCGGTGTCGATCATGAATGAGAAGCCTGGTTACTATGCAATCATCCCAGCAGGTGTGCGCTATGACAAACAGCTGCCACAAGGAGCCAAGCTCTTGTATGGCGAGATCACGGCACTCACCAATAAGAACGGTTACTGCTGGGCATCGAATGACTATTTCGCAAAGCTCTATTCGGTTAGCATCGGCACTATCAAAAGTTGGCTAAAGTGTCTCGAAGACAATTCATATATCCGCAGAGTCATCAAATATAAAAGTGGAAGTAAGGAGGTTGAACAAAGATTTATTAGTTTAGCCCCTCGGTCAGAAAACTTACCCCCCTCGGTCAGAAAATTGACCCACCCCTGGTCAGAAAACCGTTCAGAGAATAATACAAGTATTAATAATACAACAACAACATTAGGGGAACCGGAGCTCATTAATTTTTGGGAGAAAAACGGTTTTGGTTTTATCAGCCCAAAGAACCGTGAAGACCTCATGTACTGGGTAGATGATTTCAAGAAGATTGGTTCAACTGACGAACAGGCAGTTCAGGTAGTCAAACAGGCAATGAGCAACGCAATTGACAATAACGTGCGTCGTTATAGCTATGTCAATGCCATTTTAAAAAATTGGGAATCCTTAAGACTTACTAGTTTAGAGGCAGTGACGGCCTATGAAGCCCAACGAACACAACGCCAAAAGTCAAAATCAACGTCACGGCAAGCATCTACAGACGTTTATCACAACCAAGGGGATGTCCAAGATGAAGACTTACCTTGGTAGAGAAGAGGCGTGTGATGAGCAATCTTGAAACTAATCAAGGACGTTTAGCAGCGATCGAAACATTTGCTGAACGTTGTCCCGATTGTGGCAGCCTCTTGTATCGCCCGAAGGGATTGAGCAAAGTCACCGGTAAAAAAATGGCCGGAGTGTGCATGAATTGTGGCTATAAACAGCCACCCACGGAGCCTAAAAACGTCACGCCAGATATGGAAAAAGAGGCCCGCAAGAACCGAACCGTTGGATACTACCTAGCTTATTCGGTATTTAGTACAGACGCGATTATTGCAAAGGATTTCAACAACTTCCATACAGACGGCAGCCTTGGACAGCAACAGTTGAAACTCTTCGCTGTCGGTTTGTCTAACAAAATATGCCGTAACGAGGTTGTACACGCATTGATTATCGGTGACACAGGAGTTGGCAAGTCACATATTGCTAACGGCATATTAATTGATACTCAGACCAAGACTGGTTATCGCAAAACATGCCTTTTCATTGACTGGAACGCTTTAATGCAGAGACTCAAGTCTGGCATGAGTGCTAATGCACAAGATGTGCGAATGAAGAACGAGAAAATTATGCATGAGATTGGCAAGGCTGATGTGGTTGTGATCGATGATCTAGGTTCCGAGCGTGGTAGTGATTTTGACCGCCAGACGGCTGATGATGTTTTCAGAATGCGGGAAGACAAAGCAACTATCGTGACAACCAATTTGCACGGACAAGATCTGAATAAGAGGTACGGCGAGCGAACTATGTCCCGTATGGCCAAGCACGGCCAAGGAAATAGCTTCGGCGTTAAAGGAATCCTAGATCAGCGAAAAGAGGCGTTGCCTTGATGAAAGAATACGTGATTATGGACACGGAGTTTAATTCAACCAGTAATCGAGCAATTCAAATATCGGCAGTCAGAATTCAAGACGGTCTGCACATTGCAGATCAGTTTAACCGATTCATTCCATCACCAGATAAATTTGATCAGCTTCACATCATTAGGACAAGTAACATGCGATACAGCGACTATTTAGCTTTACCAAGCCTGCAACAGACAGTGCGTGATTACGTTGCCTGGATGAGAACTACGACTGACATTGTGGGCTGGTCGATTGAAGGCGATGCAGGCCGCATTAGAGAAACATTTAAACAGGGATCACATGGCATCCCCAAGAATTGGAAGTTTATCGACATCGCAGACATCGTTGGAAAGCAGTATAACTTTAATGCTACGCCTCCACTGCAAGGACTGGCGAATGTTCTAGGCATACCAGCAAACCGTGCTCACAACGCGCTAGATGACTGTTTAAGAACGTTCGGCGTTATCAAGGAATTGGAATCACGAGACGGAAAGCTATTTTGAGGAACCACTGATTATCAAACACATTTGAAAACAAGGAGACTGGTTATGAAGAAAACTTTGCTAATAGTGTCGGTTGTATTCTCTGTTTTCTTATTAGTGGGATGTGGTCAAGCCGAAAAAATTAAAAGCGGGAAAATCGCATCCGTTAAGGCGACAGTAATATCGACTAGTCATGACAAAGATGGGTGGTTCACTTTAATACCTATGACTACTGTGATTGGCAAAAATACGGTGATTAACATGATGCCTATTTACCAAGAAACAGACAGCGTAAGAATCAACTACAAATATCAAGGAAGGAAAAAATCAGTAAACACGGAAGACTTTGAAGTTGTGAAACACAACGGTAGTCCGTACATCAGAATTAGGAAATCTGATATTGGCAAAAACGATATTCCTATAGTGCTGTATACGCATGATTAGCAAGGGGACCGACCAATTATTTTGTCAAACGGAGAAAGGTTTGTGTTTCCTACAAAAGGAAAGTTTGAAGCTGAGGTGCGAAATAAAACGAGAGATTAAGTTCAGGTTTTGGAACAAACAGCTATTGGAGGTAAAACGATGAATGAACCATATTCTGTCAGTACAATTCAGATTATAAAATTTGACCATGGAAAATTCAGTATTGTCAAAGCTGGCAGTAAAGCTAAAGATATTGACGAATACGTGCTTCCGTTAATGGCCTTGAAAGCACGGATGGAGAATAAAAATGGCTGACACAAAATTCGTATATCCGAACCGCGTTAATGCCTTAAAAGTATCGCCGTCACAAATATGCGCTTATGATCGTAGGATAGGCCGGATGTTTAAATCTGGGAAACAGCTTCATGTTTCGAGAGCCAAATACTGTCATTTGCACGATGGCGGCATCCACACATGGTCCGAAGATGATATGTTCGCTGATTGGTTATACAACGGTCCATCATGGCAATTAATTGATTGGGAGGAATAAGGCGTGACTGAAAAAGTGGAAAAGGGGTCGAATTCGCCCCCCTTTACAGATGACCGTCAGTCAAAGCCAGAGAGGATAGCGCAGGTTGGGATACTTGGAGGCTGTTTCTTGGGCTGTGCATTCACGACAGCGGTTTGCATTCTTGTGGGGTGCTGGGTTGTAAAGGTACTCTGGAAGGCCGCATTTGGGTAAACAAAAAGCGTGCTGGACGAAAGCACGCTCTGGAGTGTAGACAAATTGCCCCAATAGCATCAGATTTTTTATAGGGACACTCCAAGGAAAGTGTAGCACAAAAAAGCGCGTCTGATGAGGGACGCGCTGGAGACAGATTAAGCTAAGAGATGTAAGTAATGAATTTCGCCACAATAGAGGCTGCCTCCATAAATAGTATAGCAAACACAAATGTTGAAAGTACATTTAAAAGCACCAAAAAAGCACGCCGTATGGGTGGCGTGCTAGAGGCCATAATGCATAGTGTAAGCAAATGAAATCAACTCTAAAAGAAGTGGGCCTCCATAGGCAGTATACCAAAAACACGCCGCGTTTGCGACGTGCCGAAGGCCGTAATACTTATGATGTAAACAAATGGAATAATCTAAAAGGGGTTGGCCTTCGCTCACAGTATAGCAAAAACCCATCGGATTAGCGATGGGCCTGAAGGCAGTGAAACACGCTGTTTGGTTTCTTAAGAATTAAACGCAATACACTGTCCTCAGCGGAAGCATAACAAAAAGCGTGCCATTACGGCACGCTTATCCCCCAAACTTTTACAAAATTTATTATACCATAAGGAGTGGACGCAGTGGTGCGAGCAACAAGATATTTTAGCCCAATTGATCATGACAAAACAATTGAAAACGCCAAAGAGGTCTTGGGGAACTACTGGCATCACAAGCGGCTCGCTCAACGCACCAAAATAGCGCTCAGAAGTCCCGTGATGGACGGCATGCCTAAGTCACCTAGCTATGGAAACAAAGCCGAGGACAAGCTCGTGTCACACGCTGACGAGCTGTACTATATAGCGTGCTGTGAAGCGGCTATTGAATCTCTGAACTCAGCGACTCATCGGCTTATACTAACAAGTTCTTACTTAACCAAACGATATACTGACCAGCAAATAATGGACAAGCTGTTTTTATCAAAAGCCCAGTATTATCGAACAAAACGAGAAGCGTTAATCGCATTCGCTGAAATTTGTCCATTGGTTGAAATCGAGATGAGACCTTTGTGAGACCTTTCAACTGTATTTCCGTCATATGATGGTATTGTGCCAAGGGTGAGAAACCTGAATTTGTTTTTCGGATAGCAGCGATGTATCGTACTTCTCCGAGATTGCAAACTAGTTAACTAAATGCCAAAATCAGAAAAAGTTACTTGCACAGTGTGATCCTACGTAGTAAAATTCCAAACATTGTGAATTTACTACCCCAACATGAATACAGGAGAGATTTTGGAATGAATTTTAAGAAGAGCGCCATTTTAGTAGTAGTTGCTGCCGCATTGATGGCCACTGGATTTGGAGCCAAAACATTGGCTGACGACTATTGGTCAGGCCATGCGGATGTGGAAGCAATTAACAATGATATTGACACTCTGGCAAATCGAGTTCAAGCGAAGAATGGACAAATTTCACAGCTTAATTCCGATCTGAACAGCGCCAAATCGTCTGTTAGCGGGTATCAAGCCCAAATGAAGTCACTACAGGACCAACTAACCCAAGCAAATGCTGAGAAGCAATCAGAAATTCAAGAGAAGATCAACGAGATTAACCAGAAAATTGCCGAGGGCAACGCTAAGGTTTCCGACAAGCAAAAAGAAGTTGACGCGGCTAATCAGAAGATTTCTGATCTTCAGCAACAGCTAGCTGATGCACAACAAAAGCTTTCAGATGCTCAAAATAAAAACAATGCGGACCTTAGCCAAGCACTGAGTGATGTTCAGGCTACGCATGCTAAGGCTGATCAGGCTGTTCAAAACAACCAGTAGACAAACAAGAGAAACAATATTTTGTCTGAAACATAGCACTCCATCAAATGGTGAGGTGCTATTTTTGTGTAAGTAGCTTATTTCAGGTTTGCCTAAAATTGAGTTATCATAGCATTGTGTTAATACTTATCCATAAGGAGGAACAGGATGAACGACTATGATAAGGCAAGAAAACTAGTCCAATTTATGGCATTATCTGAGATCTCTCAGAAGACTGGTGTGCGAATAAGCCAAGTTTGGGAATACCGTGAACATCATGGAGCAATTGATAATGCATCTCCACAGCTCGTTAAGAAAATGGCAGATTTATATGATGAACGAAGAAAGATCTAGAGAAAAATACAGACGCTACGGCGTCTATTTTTATGCAACAAAAAAGCCTCCAACTCCCCAAAGATGGAGGCTTGCATGAGGAAGTAAGTGTGATTGCAAGGTGACCTGCCTTGCAAGATCAGTATAGCAGGTGAGTTTATCAAATGCGTAAAGCTCTTGTACCGGATTTGTACAGGTTTAAAAAGGCAATAAAAAAGCCGGCAGTTTGCCGGCCAGTTAATTAGTCTTTCTTATCTGTGCTGAGCTTGTTTTTCACATCGTCTACTGTATCTTTAACAGCATCTTTGGCATCATCAAGCTTTTCCTTGGCTTTACCAAGTATGCCTTCTGCTTTGCCTTGTGTTTCACGAGCCTTATCACCCGTTGCTTTACCTTCAACTTCTTTAGCTTTACCGGAGATCTTGTCCTTGGTGCTGTCGACTTTACCATCTAAACTCATAGATATTACCTCCTTCTAACAGTAATTATCATACAAGTTTATCTCAAGTGCAACAAAAAGGCCCTCTGAGCGATTAACTGAGGGCCAGCAATTATGGGAGTGAGCAATGACAATTGACTTGGAGGAGAATGGTCATTGCTCACTGATATATAATAACACAATCCAAACTTTCATACTAAAAATAGCCCTCGGTTGGGGTCCGAGAGCTAAGGATTGGGTATTACAGAGGAGTGAAAATGAGCATCTATTGGAACACCTTAATTTTATCTTACTCAAATTGCATAGGCAACAAAAAAGTTCAACATCTAGAAGGGCTTGATATTTGAAAAAATGAATGAGTCATCTGTAATTTCCTGTTTAGAAGAAATTTATTGTCTACAAACGCATAGTAACACGCTTTTATTTGGTATCGACACGACAGTGTTAAGTGTTAAGCAATTTGTGAAATCCCCACGTTATCGAGTTAGTAGGAATCGAACCTGCTTCAGTGGTCAAGGCGTGCCTCGAGGCGGACGTCATGAAACTAGTTACCAAAACTATAACTCGTTAAGAAGATTAGTTTAATCCAACAACATTATAATTGCCTGAGTCAAGATTTAATTTTAAGAAACGAAAAAGCCCTCAGGGACTAATCCGAGGGCCACAAGAACAACGGAAGTTCTTTATCAGGAAGTAGAGCGGCGTCACCAGACTGCTCACGGCCATTATATTTCGGGAGGCGAGTAGATGCAATGGACAGATGAACAAATCAGTGGAATTAGGAAGCTCGCCTCTGAAGGCTTTACCAGACGAGAGGCGGCAGACAAGCTCGGGATTAGCTATGATGCGTTGCAGGGAAAAGCAAGACGGCTTGGCATCGAGTTCCAAAAACCGCTAAAGAATGAATACGATTCAGATGGCACACAGTCCAGTGAAACCATTCTAAAGGTTGTCAGGGGTCACAAAATGACGCCTAGAGAAGGTTCTAGAAGCTCACGGGTATGATTACACCAAATGGGAACTTGTGCGTGCCACAAGCAACTTCTGGAAGCAGACGCCTGAAGCCACACTGTACCAGAGTAAGATACAAATCAGGCCGTTGGTTGAAGCAGAACAATACGAATCATTGATGAATGACATCATCACACACAAGGAGCCGTATCAAGCTAAGGCTCCTATTTTTGTGGAATCAGATCGCTATCTGGTCATTCCTGCTTTTGATACACATTTCAACGGTCACACATTCGACATCTATGCTGAATCTCTTAAACGGCAACTAGAAATCATTCAACGCGGCCACTACGCCAAAATATTGCTCATTCTGGGCGGTGATCTAGCTCATGTGGACAACATCAACTCGACCACAGCAAAGGGCACACAGCTAGAAACAACCGACTTAGGCGAGACCGTTAATGAAATGGAACAATACTTCGAGACACTGATTGAAGCAATCATTAAGAACGCCAATGAGTGTGAGGTCATGTATTGTGCCGGAAATCATGATCCGTCAGTTGGATACATGTTCGCACGTCTATTGAAACGCGCCTACAGCAACCAAACAAACATTACTTGGGACATATCACTGAAGCATTACAAAGGTGCAATGCTAGGCCACAACTTCATTGGCGCTACTCACGGAGACAAGGGCAAGAACAATTACCTCGCAAAATATCTCGATGAGTTCGGCTTCATGTTAGGCACAGCACAGAACCGTGAGCTGATAACTGGGCACTTACATTCAGAGATGAGTAAAGATCTTGGGGGATTTGTGCAAAGACAAATGTCTACGAGGAAGCCAACCGACAAATGGACAGATGATCTCTGAGTTGTGGCTCATAAGACATTTGAGCTAATTGAATACTCTGATCATGATACGAGGGCGATTTACTATGTCTAATGGAATGAAACGAGTCGGATACGGTTACGTATGCAGTACAGAGCGATCAATCATTGAGAAACTATCGAGAGAAGAGAAACGCATGCAAGCAATTATCTACACAAAGCCACACTGCCAAAAGTGTCGGCGAACAGTATTCAAGCTGTCACGAGTCATGCCAGTGCAAACCATCACAGCAGACGCGGACGACTACGAGCGGTTCCGTAGACAAGGCTATCGTTCAATGCCAGTCGTAACAATTTACAAAGCAGACGGCGCACATGATGAATGGTGCGATTTGCAGGTTGACAAGATCAAGCAATACACGGAGGCAATTTAGCATGTGTAATTTTTTATTACTGCTCACACTAATATTCGTGCTGTCCAAGCTATTCGGCTTGATCGCATGGAGTTGGCTGCTAGTATTCATGCCGCTAATAGTTATGATTGCTGTGGTGACACTGCTTATCGGATTGGCAATCGTCATCGGATTGCATGAGGAATAGCTAATGCGTATGAAGGTATGCCGCAAGTCTGGATGCAACAATGTAATCCCTTATAGCCAAGAGAATCCATACTGCACTATGCACGTCGGCTTGTATAAACCCAGCTATGCTAATGGCAAGAATGTCAATGGCCCGGACAATTTTTGTCCGGACCATTGACATTCTTGCCCATTTACAGTCACCGTTATACAGGCTTCCATAGTCATAAGGCCAGTTAACAATATGATGTGTGCGTTTGAACGCACACTATTGGATCTTTGACATCTGAATATCCTTAAACTCCCTCCGGCTTTTTTCAACGGTGTTCCTCAAAGCCGGTATGTGAAGGGGAGATGGTTGCCTGCGAAATCAAGCGAGCGAGGAACGCCTTGGTATTCCGTGCCGCCATCATAGTCCGTGTCACAGCGGGCGAGACATAACGCGTTTGATCGTTCTTTACTGTGATTTAGAACCAGACCGTGAATCACTCGACGGTGAATGTCAGCATTCTTCTTGCTTGGATGGTAGTGAATGGCTGGAAAGGTCGTCAGCATATGCCTAGAGCTGTCAATCGAGCGTCATAGACGCTGAGGTTTAGCGAGTTTCATGCCTAGAAAACTCGACAATTTCACGATTGAAAATGTTTATTAGTTTTTAAGAGACCATGAGGTAAGACCTCACCTATGCTTCATACGTAGGCATCATATTGTTAGCTGTGACAAGAGGAGTAGTTGTTATGAAACATAGAAAAAGGATACATCAGCACCCAGTCATTATTGAGTTTGTCAAAATGATTAAAATGCGACAAATCATTACGGTTGAAGACTATTTTAAATATCGTCATGCTCACATACGCGATTTGAGTCTGGAGGAACGACGCCTGCTTATGACTTGGATCAACCGCTCGACTGTCAGTTTAAAAGTGCAACGCTATCAGGCGGCTGTTCATTCAGAAATCGAAATGAGGTAACCTTGTGTTAAAAGCAATCGACAATTTGCTTATATTTATGCAACGGCATCAACTTGCGAGGACAAATCATACAACGTATGATTGTGCGCGATGGATATATGAGAATAATCCGGTGCGAACATGTGAATGGATTGAAATCATGGCGGAGAGTAAAACTGATCGACGAATTGTTGTTTGGCATGACATGGTAGAAACGATAGTGGAAGCGGTGAGCTTAAATGCTTAA